CGAGCTTGATTAAGGTCTTCGTGGGATCTGAGAGCGCGGTTGAGTTCGTTCCCCGAGGACCGGAAGACGTACAGAAGGCCGAGCAGCAGACCGAGCTGGCTAACTACGTCTATCAGTCCTGGAACGATGGATATCAGCTTACCCACGACTGTCTTAAGGATGGTTTGCTACAGAAGACGGGTGTTTTCAAGTGGTATTGGGAAGATAACACCTCGGTCTCCACTGAAATCCTGCCCGGCCAGGACATGGGGCAGTTGCAGGAGTTGTCCCAAGACCCGGAAGTAGACATCACCAACGCGAGTCCGAGCTTAATGCCGGGCTTGTATGACGTGCAGATCACCCGGAAGAAGAATGCCGGGAAGATTTGTATTGTCGCCATACCGCCGGAGGAGTTCATCATCTCCCCGGCTTCGTACTCGATGTACGCGGACAAAGCCCCTTGTGTAGGTCATGCCACGCTCAAGACCCATTCCGAGCTGGTGAAGATGGGGATTGATCCCAAGGTCCTGGAAGAGCTTGGGGGCGCGTATGAGACGGCTGATTTCGACCTCGAAAAGAATGCCCGCAGGGATCGAAACTCCGCCCTCATGGGAAAAGAGTACGACGAGCAGGAGGGTGATCCTGCCCGAAGGCTTTACCGCTGGTACGAACTGTACCTGGACGTAGATTTCGATGGGGACGGAATTGCCGAGAGGCGCTATTTAGGGCTTATCAACAAGACCAAGATTGTCCATAACGAGATCGTGGACCACACGCCGCTTAGCTGGTGGAGTCCGAAGGTCATGCCGCATGAGCCCATTGGGATGTCGATTGCCGACGACCTGATGGACTTGCAGTACGCAAGATCGGTGGTGAGAAGGCAGGGAGCAGATAACCTCTATCTCGCCAACAGCCCGAGAATCTATATCAACGAGGACATGGACGTGTCCTTGGATGATGTGCTGACGGTAAGGCCCGGCGCTCCGATCCGGGGTAAAGGTAATGCCGCAGAAGCCCTGCAGGTGCTGACCGTTCCCTTTGTCGCTCAAAGCGCGTTTGAGATGGACGAGGTTCTAGCTCAGGAGGGGGAACAGAGAACCGGAATCGCAAGGTTTTCTGAGGGCGTAGACCCGAACATGATTAACAAGACCGCTACCCACGTAAACGCGGTCAATCAGTCCAATCAAATGAGGACCGAGCTGTACGCGAGGAACTTCGCGGAGTACGCATTCAAGCCCATGTTCAAGGGCATTCAATACCTGCTTTCCAGGCACCAGCAAGGGCCTCTTACGGCTAGGCTAATGGGCCAATACCAGCCCGTAGACCCGCAGGTCTGGACGACCGAGTACGACATGACGGTCAACGTTGGTTTGGGGACGGGAAACAAGGATCAGCAACTCGCGCACTTACAGGCTTTGAGTGGGGACATTGGCGCGGTAGCGCAGAGTCCCTTTGCCCCTGTTCTGCTGGACCCGCAGAAGGTCTTCAATCTGTTCGAGAAGAAATCCGAGCTGGCCGGATTCAAGAATGCAGATCAGTTCATGAACGATCCCAGCAAGATGAATCCGCAGCAAGTCGCTCAGGCGATGGCACCTAAGCCGCCCCCCGAGCTGGCTAAGGCGCAGATGCAGATTCAGGCCGATCAGCAGAAAAACGCGATGCAGATGCAGCTGGATCAGCAAAAGCACCAACAGCAGATGCAAGTAGACATGGCCCAGCAGCAGGCCAAGGCGCAGGCTGATTTGCAGATCGAGCGCAGCAAGCTTGAATCCAAGGCTGCTATTGAGCAAGTGAAGATGCATTACGACGCCATGTTGCAGCAGGCGCAAGCGAACATGGCGCAGCAAACCGAGATTGCCATTGCACGAATCAGGGCCGAGGCGCAGATCATCGCCGCCGACATAACGGCCACCAAACAGGCCAATGCAGCCGAAGCGCAGGCCGAGCGCGGCTTCATCCGCGATTCCAACTAGGAGACTGTAGATGCCTTACGAGATTGGCACGCCGGGGGGTAGGCGTGTAGCGGTCATTAGCCAGTCCACGGGCGAGGCTACACGTCTGGCAAATGCGGGAGCTGCCTATACCGCCGCCCCTACTACGGGTAACTCGGTTCGCTTTCACTCCCCCAAACACACGATCCAAGTTGTTCTAACCACTTCCTCGGGAAACGGCTCTGGAACCCTGATTGTGGAAGGCACGAACGATGGGGTGAATTACGTGACGATTGCCACCACCACGTTTACCTCTGGGGCCTGCCCGCAAGTTGATGGCTACAGCATAGACGCGGCCTGGAGCCAGCTTAGAAGCCGCTGTACGGCGATTAGCGGATCGAGCGCCGCGATTGATGTCTGGGTGGGCGAATGAGCGCTTCCACGATGCTCAATGTTCCGCAGCCCTCAGCGGTTGTTGCCAAAACCGTAATGGCGACTAATCACGGGAACGGCAGATGACGGCTTCTACTGTCATTGTCCCGAAGGCCGCAGGATACAGCGCATACGACCCCACGAGTGTTGCCATTACCGGTGGCACGATCACCGGGACGAACGTCCCGTATGTGTGGGTCAAGTACCAGATCCCCATCATCCTGGCGAGTTCTGGATCGATGGGGAACAACGGAGCGCTTACGGCGCTCACGGCGCTGGGAACGACCTATTCCAGCGCCTATATCGTTCTACCTGCTGGCGCAATCGCGGCGGGCGTGCCCGCGGCTACCGACATCTACTTCGTGCAGATGTCGAGCGCCACGGCGGGAACGGTCTTCAACAATCGCCTTGCCGACAATCTCGATGCCAATGGCGGCCCCACGATCCCCGCGAGCCCCACCGCCTTTGTCACGACCGGCCCCGGAGCCTTTGCGGGCGTCACTGGTGCCACAACTCTCCTAACGCTTGCGCTGCCCGCCAGCACGATAGGCACGACGGGCAAGCTCTATATCGACTCGACCTACGCGGCAACAAACAACGCGAACGCAAAGACCGCAACGATTACTTTCGGTGCGACAAACCTCTTTAATCAGAGCATCGCGAGCATGGCGGGGTATTTCACGCATTCCGACGTGAGCAGCTTCATGAATAGCACATCCAAGCAAATTTCCAAGAATTGGGGCGTAACGACCGGTGCTGCCGTTTCCGGAACGTTCACGATTTATCCGACGGAAACCACGACTGGCGCTATCAACGTCGCCTTCAAGGGAACGCATTCGGGCGCGGCCACGGACAACATTGTCCTTGAGGAACTTGCAATCATCGTCGTCAAGTGACGCTTTAGAAATGACAAAACGGCATGAATAAACCGCAACAGGCCGATTTTATCCTGAACCACCAACTGGTGCAGGAGTTCTTCAAGACCTTTCATGCTCAGATTTACGGGGCTATCAAGCGGGCTAAAACCCCGACAGATAGAGACAAGCTCGCCTCTTACGGTCGTTGCGCCGACGAGTTCGAGCGGTTCTTCCGGGCTTATATCGAGAGTGGAAAAGCGGAAGTCCTGGAAAAGCAGGTTCAAGAGCAAACACAGACGGCGATGGAGAAGTTGAAGTCTCGTTTCCCTCGCTGGTAGTTCCACACCGTCGTGATGACGGTTAATTCCCGCAGCCGGAGATTCTATTCATGGACCAAGCCCAAGGGCAGTCCGATGTTGATTCACGCATCGCCGCAGTAGCAGCGAAGTTCCACAAGACCCCGACCTCGGACATACCCGCCGACCCCGTTGGCGAGCCGCAAGAAGCCCCACAGGAGGCCCCTCAAGAGGCCGCAGAAGGCGTACTCGAACAGATCGAAGACTCTCCGGCCCCGGAAGGGCAAGCCGACGAGGATTTGATCGACTTCGATTACAAGGGACAGAAACTTAAAGTCCCGAAGGAGATTCACGAAGGCAATCTCCGGCAGGCTGATTACACCCGGAAGACTCAAGCCGTAGCAGAGCGTTCTCGCATCATCGAAGAGCGCGAGAAAAGCGTTCTGCAAGCGGTCCAGTTGTCCGAGAAATTGGCACCGGCAATCGGTTACTTGAACCAGATGGACGGCCAGATTCAGCAGATTCGGCAAGCCCTAACGCCGCAACTGCAGGCCTCCAACCCCCAGGAATACGCCGCATGGGCATCGCATCTCGCGGTCCTCATTTCGGATCGGGGGGCGATCGTTCAAGGTATTGAAGGGCAGAAGCAGCAGCTCTCCCACGAAATCGCAAAGTCTCGGGCATTGGCTCAGAAAGAGCGACTGTTGGATGCGCTGCCGAAAGTCCAATCCGCGATTAAAAACTTCGGCCCTGATACGGCCAAGCAAATCGCGGAGTACGCGAAGACACAAGGGTTTGGATCGGAAGAAATGGAGCATATCTCCTATTCCGCCCCCGCCGTGCTCGCGCTTTGGAAGGCGAAGGAATACGACCGACTAAAAGCGGCTCAGAAGCAGACACAGCCCAAGCTCGGAAATCTTCCCCCCGTCGCCAAACCGGGCGCGCGTCCTGTCCAGCAAACGGAACAGTCGATGCGCGAGAAAGAAACCTTGCAGAACTGGAAGAAGGGCGGCGGCAAAGATGCCGACGAACTCGCCAAGATTCTGCGCTCACGACTGGGAAAAACCTAAATGTCCGTCGCTGCCGCTACCTATCAGTCCTACCAACAAGTCGGGAACGCCGAAGACGTTTCTGACCTCATTTTCGATGTTTCCCCGCTGGAGACTCCTTTCGTCTCTGCGGCGAAGAAAACCAAGGCCACCAGCATCACTCATGAGTGGCAGACCGACGCCCTCGATGCTGCGGCAAAGAACACCCAGCTTCAGGGTGACGACTCGACCAACATCACGGCGGCTCCGACGACCCGCCTGAAGAACTTCACGCAGATTCTCAAGAAGACGGTCGGCGTCTCCGGCACGGCTCGCGCGATCAAGAACTACGGTCGTGGCGATGAATTTGAATACCAGCTCGCCAAGCGTATGCGCGAGATCAAGCGCGATCTCGAATTTGCTGCCGTGCAGAACCAGAACGGCACCGTCGGCGCTGCGGCTGGAACTGCGCAGATGGCCTCGGTTGAGTCCTGGATCGCCACCAACCTCACCTCGGTGCAGGAGGGCTCGGCGGGCACGACCCCTGGACAGTCGGGCGGTTATCCCAACTCCGCGCCTACGGATTCGACCTCGGCGGGTTCGGTGTCGGAGACCGTGCTGCGTAACCTGGTAAAGGATGTTTGGTCTGCCGGCGGGGAGCCGACTATCCTGATGGTGCCGGGCGCGGGTAAGGAAAAGGTTTCTGGTTTCTCTGGAATCGCCACGCGCTTCCTCGAAACCGACAAAGGCAAGACTGCGAGCCTTGTGTCCGGTATCGACATTTGGGTTACGAACTTCGGGAAGCTGATGGTCGTGCCCAATCGCTTCATGCGCAGCTCGGTTGCCCTGGTCCTGGATATGGACTTCTGGGCGATTGCGGCTCTCAGGAACTTCGAGATGCAGAAGCTGGCGAAGACCGGAGATGCTGATCGTGCGCATATCGTGGGGGAATACACCCTCGAATCGCGTAACGAAAAAGCCTCGGGTAAGTGCGCCGACATCAACTACGCGAAGTGACCTTCAGGCCCCTTCGGGGGCCTTCTTATGCCTAAAATCCTGCTCGATCAAGTCGGGGATTTAAAGACTTTCCACACGATAGAGGATGGAAGGAATTTCATTTCCTACGAGCAGGACGATGTAGAACCCCTGCTAGATTTCGCTCATGCGATGCGGACGGAGGCGGATACGGCAAGAGCTTCGCCGGACTGCTTCAACTACGCCCACCTACCGGATTCCATCGTCTTGGACCTGAAGTTCAAGCATGGGCTGGATTTGCTGAAGAGACTTACCCCGACCGACGAGCGAAAGCTATACGCGCTTCTTGAGACTGAGTATGCAAAGCTCCTATTCACCAACATGAGGCTGGCCCGACCTGTCTAGCAGTCAGTTCTTGCGGGAAGGCGACGCCCTCGTAGCCAAGGGTGAATTTGAAAGGGCTGGCGCTGTTCTCAACTCCGCGCTGAATTGTGACCCCAATCATCCGGGGGCATTGTGGAGCTTGGCCTACTGCTACATGAAGGCCGAGAAATGGGGCATGGCCTATACCTGCATTAAGAGGGCGATAGAGCTGTGGCCGGGCAATCCGCAAGTCTACAAGCTCTATTGCAATCTTGGGGCTGCTACCTTGAGCATGGCGTCAACCTCACAGGACGACAAGTTCCTGGATGAGGCTGAGGGCTATTTGCTCAAGGGAATGAAGCGGGCGGATAGCAAGAATGGAATTGTAGAAGATCAGGACGTAGAGCAGGCCCTGAATCACTTGGCGCTGATCTCTCTTTTCCGCGCAGAGCCGGAAAGAGCGATTCACTTTGCCGAGCGAAGCCTGAAGAAGAATGGGCTCCAGAAGGATGTTCTGGAAACTCTCGGTTATGCCCAGTTGATGCTTGGCCGATGGAAGGAGGGTTTCTACAATTACGACTTCTCGGTCAACTCCCACAGGGTTAGAAAACTCAAGCCCTTTCACGGCGAGCCGTTCTGGGACGGGTCTGACGGGGTTAAGTTGTTTGTCCGTGGAGAGCAGGGCATCGGGGACGAAATTTCCTATGCCTCCTGTCTCGGGGATGCGGTCAAGCACGGCAACAAAGTGACCTACGAGTGCGACAAGAGGCTCGAGGGCCTCATGCGCCGCAGCTTCCCCGAAATCACCGTCCACGGGACGAGATTCTCAGAGAGAGATTGGAGTGGGGAGTTCGACTTTCATTGTCTCTCGGGCAGCCTTGCCAGGGAGTACCGGCAGACGGGCGAATCGTTTCCGAGAAAGGCGTTTCTCACGCCAGACCCGGAAAGACAGACCCAGTGGAGGGCGCTATTGGACACGCTGCCCGGAAAGAAGGTGGGAATTGCATGGTCCGGGGGTTTACCTAATACGTTCTCGGGCCGCAGGAGCTTTACGACTGAGAAGCTAATGGGGTTATTTTCCACTCCTGGGATTACGTGGGTTTCGTTGCAGTACAAGGATGCCGAAAGAGACATTGAAGCGCTACAGAAAAAAGGCGTCTCGATCCACCATTGGGAGCGGGCAGTTGGTAAGTCGGCTGATTACGACGAAACGGCTGCGCTTGTATCTCAGCTTGATTGCGTGGTTTCGGTCTGCACGGCGGTAGTGCATCTATGTGGTGCTATCGGCCAGAAATGCTTTGTCCTCGTTCCCTCAAGACCGAGGTGGTGGTATGGGTTGGCTGGGACAGAACATGCCTGGTACGAAAGCCTTGAGCTTTTCCGGCAGAAGGACAAATGGCCGCTGGACAGGCTCCAGCAGCGGCTTGGTGAATATTTGGAGCTTAAAAAGGCGGCGTGAGGGTTACGTTTCTCACGTTCGACCCTAAGTTAGCTTCAGTCAGATACCGGCAGCTCATTCCGATTCGGGAGCTGGAAAAGCTCGGCGTAGAAAACACAACCCGAGCGGATACGATCATCGTCTCGAAACACGGTTGGGACGAAAAGATTCTGGATCGCTACAGGCATGTCATTTATGACATCTGCGACGATCACCTGGATAACGAAAACGCCAAGTTCTATAAGCGGATTGCTTCTAGGGCTTCGCTGATTACCTGCAATTCGGCTGCGATGCAGTGGCGGATATGGGAAGTCTTGAAAAGGCCATCCAGGGTCATTCCAGACCCCTACGAGATGGAAGAAAAGGCTCCGAGCTGGGGAGAAAATCTCCTGTGGTTTGGACACCGCTCCAACCTCCCAGACCTGTGGAGAGAGGTTCCTGCCCTCAAGGGCTATGGGCTGGAAGTGATCTGTAATTCCGCGCAAGAAGGAATTACTCCATGGAGTCAGGAGGCCGTTACAGAAGCACTGGATCGCTGTGCGGTCGTGATTCTTCCCACCGGAAAGTCGCCGTGCAAATCGGCTAATCGGCTGATCGAGTCTGTAAGGCGGGGAAAGTTTGTAGTGGCAAACCCATTACCAGCTTACGAGGAGTTCTCCGGAATCCTGTGGGTTGGGGATCTGAGAGAGGGCGTTGATTGGGCCTTCCAGAACCCCGTAGAGGCCCAGGAGCGAGTCAGGAAGTGTCAGGGCTACGTAGCCAGCAAATACTCGCCGGAGAGGATTGGAAGGCTCTGGCTCAATGCTTTGGAGTCCGTCCATCGGGCATCCGAATCAATATCTCTACCTGCGTAAGTTCGTTCCCAAGTCACCGGGGCGGATTCTGGAGGTAGGTTCCAAGAATTACGGCAGCACCGAGAATTTCCGCACGATGTACGGCGGAGATTACGTGGGGCTGGATATGGCTGAGGGTGAGGGGGTGGATGTTGTCCACGACCTCACGACAGGGTTGGGGCCGCTAGAGTCCCAATCCTTTGATTTCATCATCTGTTGCTCCGTCCTGGAGCACGTCAGGAAACCGTGGGTATTCGCGGAGCATTTGACTGCTCTCTTGAGGCCCGGCGGTCTGATCTATATGGCAGCTCCATGGGTATGGAGATATCACGCCTACCCTGACGACTATTTCCGATATTCATGGCGCGGCATAGAAACATTGTTTGACAAGCTCTCGTGGGATCACTTCTGGTTTTCTGGAAACGTGGTCGGAGAGTATTTCCCGTGCAAGCCCGGAAAAGACAACGAGCGGTCCATCAAGCAGGACGAACGAAAGTACCTCCCTTACCTGGAAATTCACGGACTCGGAAAAAAGGAATAAATGTCGCTCGCGGACTGGACCGGACTAACCAGCAGCATTAGTTCATGGATTCACCGCGCCGACTCGACCGCCATTGCCCCCGATCTCATTTCGCTATTCGAGGCGGAGTTCAACAACGAAGCCCGAGTAAGGCAGATGGAGTCCGAGACCTCCATCACGTCTTCTGGCGGAGCGATTGCCCATCCTACCGATTGGATCGGCTGGAAGATCATCAAGCAGACATATAACGGAGTGACTTACAACCTCCCGATTTCCGGCGACGAGTATGCGACAGACAGGACCGTCGGAGATACCTCAGCGCCCCCGCGCTATGCGGTTGTCGTTGGAGCGAAGACCTACGTAAGACCGGCTGACGATGGCCTTATCTATCCAACGGTCTATTACGCCTCCCTTCCGGCCTTGTCAGCATCACAGACCACCAACTGGCTGCTTACGAAGTATCCGAACCTGTATCTATTCGGAAGCCTTCTTTTCCTGAGCGCATACAACATCAACGACGACAGGATTCCCGTATGGAAGGCCGCTCGTGATGATGCGATGGCGAGGCTGAAGGCAGATTCCAAGAGGGCGAAGTTCGGCCATTCCACCTTGCAAATGAGGCCCGATTCTTGGGCCTGAAGGTCTTAGATGTCAGCAACCTTCGCTACGCACCAGACGCAGATTACACACAGCCCGGCACGCTCACAGTAGTTACCTTCGCGGTTCCCACAATTCGGGGCTCTTACAGACCGGCATGGGCGATGGCGTCTTCCGGGTATGCAAACCTCACCGCTCCGATTGTCGGCGGCTCGATTCTCAAGTGGGCGGATGGGACGGTCCATGTCTACGTCGCCCAAAACAAGAGGATCAAAGAGGCAAGCGGCTCGGGTACATGGACCGATAGGTCTGCCGGAGCTGCTGATTACACCGCGATGGCGAATTGCCAGTTCGCCGCGTATGGGTCTGTAACCCTAGCCGCAAGCCTTACCAACACGCTGCAAGCTTCTACCGGAGGCGCTTTTGCGGCGGTAGCAACGGCACCTAAAGCTCAGTGCATTGCGGTTATGAGCAACACCGTTGTTCTAGGTAATTACAACAACGGTAGTGCAGTTCCTGACGGGTGGTTTGCTTCTGCTACAGGCGATTACACGAACTGGACTGCCGCAGCGAATAACGCCGTTGCGTCGGGCAGGCTTTTAGATACTCCCGGTCCCATCAATGCGATGGCGACCCTGAACGACCAGGTAATAGCCTGGAAGTCCAGGGGTATGTATCTGGGTAGGTCTGTACCTGCTCCGGTTTATTGGTCGTGGCAGCTTCTATCTGCTGATGTGGGATGTGTCGGGCCGGATGCGTGGGTTCATACGGATGCCGGGATTGTATTTGCCTCCGAGCGGGATGTTTTCTTGTACGACGGCGGTGCGGTGAGAAGCATTGCCGGTGGGGTTGTAAGAAACGCGCTCTATTCGGGCATCACGAGCTTTTCAGAGACTCGCCTGACCTACGAACCCGCGCAATCGTTGGTCTATGTTTTTGTGAAGAGGGGTTCCAGCGGGACTGCGGGTTCTGATACCGGCTTTGCCTGGAATCACCAGAGCAACAAGTGGGGACAGTTAGGGACTACGGCTACGGGTGGTTTTGGGAATAGCTCTTACACCTATGTACAGGCGGTGGTGAGAAACCCGAACTACCTGGACATGACGAGTAAGGCATTTTCGACCAACAGCTACGGCAATTCAGCGATGGTCGTTTCGTCCGAAGGTTCTCCGGTCGTCTTCGCCGGAGATTTGCCCTACACGGACTCGAACAATGCCGAGATCATTACCGGCCCGCTTGGACAAACCGGGCAGCTATCTTCCATCACCCGAATCCTGCCCAGCTACTTTGTAGCACCCCAGTCGGCGGAAACCATGAGCGTGTCCTTCGGGATGGACACCATTTCCACGGTGGACGGGACCGACACTGCGACGTGGGATCAGACACATACGCGATTTGATTATCGAAAGACCGCCCTGTACTTCTCCCTGCAACACGTCATTGCCGGGGAGGTGAATGGATACCGGATTCTCTATACGCCCGGCCCGCTTGAATGAACCTCTTTATCAAGCCAGTCCCACCGGCTACCGATGATCCGGCTCTTAAAGCCTTCTACCAATATTGGGCGGTCTACGAGCTGGCGAGGGCAAAGCTTCTTGAGGCGAGCGTGTTAGGCAACGTCAGTCCTTTTGTAGTAGGAACTACGACCGTTGACCTCGGCGGGGCCGAGATTGCTCCGGCAAGTGCAGCCGCAGCGTCTACGGCCTTTACGGCCTTATCGCTTCCGAACACCGCGAACACGACGAGCAACGCCTTCCAGACGGCGCTGAACTACACGGGGTCCGGCGTCTTGTCTCTCGTCGTGGTGATGACGCAGCTTGTAGCTCTTGGGTCTACGGCTACCGGTATGTCGGTGCAGATCACGATAGACGGGAACGTTCTCTTTACTGGGTCTGTGACCACCGCCGTTAACCACATGCGGGCGATTGTCGGAAGGTTGAGCATTATCGACACGGCCAATAACTACATGGTCGCGCAGGGCCATCCCATAGGCCTTACGTTCCTCCAGTCCTGCAAGCTGGAATTTAAATCTGCTGTCAATGGTCAGGGTGTGACGATTGGCTGGGATGTCCTGAAGCTCAGTTGAGGATAGAGCAAGTCCCTCCCGAACGAGTAACAGCCGTTTGGGATTTAGTACGTCCGGGCGTTGAAACCATCAAGCGTAAATGCCCCGACTACTGGAGGCCGGAAGACGTTTATTCCCGGCTCGTGGCGAATCAGGCGACTTTGTTCCTGGTGAAAGACCCACAGGGCTTTTTCGTGGGCGAGATGTGGCTGGAGCCCTTCTCGAAAACTCCGATCTTCAACGTCTGGCTCATGTACCTACCCGGTGCAGTTGGGGTGGACGAGGTTTTGCAGCATCACATAGACGAGATCGGCAGGAAGGCGGGTTGCAGGAGGGTTCGGTTTGTTTCTCCGAGGCCGTGGCCCGCGATCTTCAAAGACAAATTCAAGGTAACGGGAGTCATCTATGAAAGAGACTTGTGAGTAGCGGCGGACAGACCAGCACGCAGACGAGCGGGCTATCTCCCGAACTGCAAGGCGTATTGGGTAACGTCTTCGGTGCCGCTACGAATGCTCTCAATCTCCCGTACCAACAGTATCCAGGTCAGCGGGTAGCGAATCTCTCGGGCGTCCAGACAGGTGCTTTAGGCGGGATTAATTCCCTCATGTACGGCACCCCGGCGATGAATCAGGGTGCTGGGTTTCTGAGCAACACGATTGCCAATGCTGGAAATCCGTCCAATCCCTACACCGACCTGGTAGCGCAGACCGTTACGCAAGACGCTACCCGCGCGTACAACAACGCGACCTCGGGTATCAACTCCCAGTTCAACGCGCCAGGCGTGTGGGGCGGGTCTAGACAGCAGATTCAGCAGGACTTGGCGGATACCGATCTTGCGAGGGGTTTAAGCCAGGGGCTGGGAAATCTGCAATACCAGAACTACAACACCGCTCAAGACCGGGCGATGCAGGCGACGGGGCAGGCGGGGAATATGTACTCCACGCTGATGAGCGGGCTTGGTAGTGGGTTGCAAGCTGGAGCCGTAGACCAAGGCCAGAATCAGAACCTGCTCAATTCCCTCTATAACGAATGGCAGACCGCTTACCAGTATCCGTGGACGCAGCTTAACAACTTCGGGAATCTGGCTGGCTCGTTCATGGGCGCGGCCCCGAGAACGCAGACCACGACAGGCCCCGGCGGCGATCCCACCGCGCAGGGGATTGGAACGCTGATCCTTGCGAACTCGCTTAGCAAGGGCAAGGGCGGATGACCGATCTCTCGACCTCGGCATTTATCCGGCAGCTACTGACCGGAAGCCCTACGGGGGGTTCTGCTAATGGCGGTCTTCCCTCTAACGCCTTCGGCAGCTCGGGGATTGATTTCGCCAATGCGTTAGCACAAGCCGCTGCTGGTGGGCAGATCGATCCTAGACTCGCCCAGTACTTCAACATCGGCTCCCAGGGTAGCGAGACTCCGACTACTACCTTTACCCCCAACGATCCTAACGGCCCCTCGAATCAAGGGACCGTGATGATTGATGGGGTCCCGTACGTGCAGTTAGCAGGAGCGACGGACAACTCCACGATTCGCAGCCGCGATCCGTCGATGTTCAGGAACGATCCGAAGTACGGGCTGATTACCCCGGCATCCAACGTCCATGCAGGGACCGACTGGTATTCCGAGATCGCTCCCTGGTTGATGGTGGGCGGCGGAATTGCCGGGCCTGCGTTAGCTGCCGCTGCGGGAGGATCGTCTGGATTGCTCGGCTCGATGGGGCCGAACGATGCGTACGGCGGAATGACGGCTGCGAACGCGACGGATGTTCCTATAGGTGAATTGCCCTACAGCGGCCTTGACCCTTCGGGCATGGGCGGAATGGCCGGCTCTGCGGTTGCCGATCCGACCGGAATGGGGGCGATGGGCGGCGCAAGTTCGAGTGCCGCTGCCCCCGGCGGCGCGATGGACATGGCCGGCGGAATGCCCGGACTGGCCCCGCAAACGCTCTCTGGAAACCTTAACGCCATTCTGTCCGGCACTACGTCGCTCGGCACCGGGGCGCAGGGCCTTCTCGGCTCTCTTGCGCAGAGCGCCATGAGCAACCCCCTCCAGGCCATCGGCCTTCTGCAAACCGGGGCGGGGCTTCTGCATAACACCGGACTGCTTGGCGGTTCTCACACGACCCAGCAGAGCGGCAAATCATCCAACGGGACGGGCGTTGGTAATTCATCTCTCTTTACCTCTCGTCCTCAGTGGACGCCCAACCCTTACACCCTTAGACAATTGCAGCAATACGGAGGCGGCGGCTTATGAGTTCTCCCACCGTATTCATTGTGACGTGGTGCAAGTCTGAAGATACCTATTACGGGAACTCGTTAGTTTTTGAGTCAATCCGCACGGGTTTCCCGACCGCAAAAATTGTAGTTCTGGACAATTGCAGCGCCCCAGATATGCGGGCTCGTCTCGGGGTGCTGGCTAGAGAAGTGGGGGCCGAATTTATCCCACTTCAACGCGAACTGCATCACTGGCAAATTCTGGACTGGATTGCATTAATTGAGCCCGTGGGCGCGGATCAAATTTGCTTTGTGGACCCGGATATTATTTTTTGGGAGAAGGTAGAGGCGTGGCAATTCGGGAGCGCCCTTATTGCGGGGCGCTTGATTCCGGCATTTCAGGATGAATATACGCGCTCGGCGACGATGCCGCGCCTACATACATCCTTTCTCTGGCTACCCCAGCTTCAGCGCTTGCGCGAGCGCGTTAGGCAGATTCGTGGGCCTCACTTCGAGTTTGAGCCATTCAGGCCAAGCATGGTTCCAATGATGGGCGAATGGCTGCGCTGGGACGCCTCGGCGGCACTCTATGGAGTGCTGTGCGAGGAAAGCCATGAGTTTAGCGAGCGGGAACTGAATGCCTACGATCATTTGTTTTGCGGGACTCATGCCGCAGTTGTGCGCGACTCGATTGACAATCCGAGATATCGCCAAATACATGAGGATGTACAAAGCGGCGTCCGCAGCGGCCTTCGCGGCATTTGGCGAGAGCAAGAGTCTCATTTTAATAGCAGGCCAATAAAGAATCCAGCCATTCGCGGAGCGCAATTGGCGTCGATTACCCGCGCCAAAATTACGGAGAAAGCATAGCCATGAGCAGTTCCCAGGGCGATCAAAGTGGTTTCCAACCGAACTATCAGACGAACTATCAGGTGCCGACCTCTGGCGCTCAATATCAATATCAAGGCCCCTACTCGAATATCTACGGGGGCAACTCGGGGAACTACACGAATACGGGGGTGCAGGGCATGTCAGCCGCGCCCGGCAGCTTCACCGGCGTTTCATCTACCGGCGTCTCTCCCGGTCAAGCGGGAATGGGTGCTGGATATGACCCCAGTGGAAACTTCACGTTTGGGAACTACGCGCCGGGTACGTATGCGGGGCAGGGCGGCTTTCCGGGCGCGTCGGGCCAGCCTGCGCCGTCCTCCATTGATCCCGGGTACTACGCCACCTCGGTGGGTCCGGGCATGTCGAGCAAGGGCGGCCAAGGTGCCGGAATGCCCAACTGGAATCCGATTGGCGGAATGGGGACCATCGGCGCGACGAATCCCCTGATGCGCACGCAGCCGCTACAGCTTTCCGGCCCGACGCAGGGCGGGACTCCCGGCGCAGTCGGTTCTTCTGGCGGCTTGAACGGTATGCCCGGCATCACCGTAAACCAACCGCCTCCCGCGCAGACAGTGAACCCCTACGGCAGCGGCCAGTACTGGCGGAATTTCATCTAAATGGGATTCTTTGACGGACTGCTAGGGGGTGATTCCCCGCAAGGGGGATTGCTTGGGGATCAGAACGCACTCCTGCAACTAGCAGCGGGTTTGTTCGCCACGAGGAAAGGCGACTTCGGCGGCGGGTTTGGCAATGCCCTATCCAAAGCCGGAACGCAGCTCACCCAGGACCAGGTGCAGGAGCGGGCGAATCGGCAGAACGATCTGCAACAGCTCCAGGGCGCGTATCAGATGCTCAAGAGCCAAGAGTTCGGGAAGATGCTCGCCGCCAAGCAAGCGGGCCAGCAATACACCCCGAACCCCATGCTCCCGCAGATGGAGACGAAGCTCGCGCAACTGACGGGACTTGGAAATCTCTCCGGCGGGACGCCGAGTGGAATTAACCAGCCTCCTGCGCCGCAAGTTGCGCCACCCCAAGCGATGCCGCAAGGCCCGCAGATGTCCACCCCGCAGAACCCTCAGTTCGCGGTTCCTCCCGCGCTTGGGCAGCCTCAGGCATTGCCGCAGAAGGATGCGAGCGGCATCGGCGGTCCCGCCGGTGGACTCCCCATGGAGGCATGGCTCGCCATGGACCCGACCGGCGCGAAATACATGGCACAGCTCGCCAAGGACAACGCGCCCATCGTGCTGCGCCAAGGCGACTTGGTGAAGAAGAATCCTGACGGCACCTATTCATCCGCCTATCAGCAGCCCATGATGGTGCCGGGCGTCGTGCCTACCAGAAACGATCAGGGGCAGGCTACGGGCGCGCGCGAGCTTCCCGGCTTCGCCCCCGCGATCTCGAATATCAAGGGCGCGGAAACTGGCGCGGTAGAGGGCGCGAAGTTCCCGTACAGCACGGTCGAGACGGCTACGGGCGCGAAGGTTCCCGCATTCCTCGCGGGGATCAAGCCTCCGGGCCAAGCGCAGCCGCCCGGCGTCGCGTCACTGACGGTTACGCAGCCGTCGCAGAATGCCGCGCCTCAGCCCCCCAATGCGCAATCCGATGTTTGGTCAACGATTCCGAAGCGGTATGTAGCCCAGGGCGTCGGCGCGAGCATCTACGATTCAGAACTGTCGAAAGAGCAAGTTAAGCAGACCGTCGAGCGGCAGGACAAGTACGGGCAGATTGCCGACCAGAACGCTACACGGCTGGCGCTGAATGCCCAGGCCAGAGACATGGTGGACAAGGCCGATACGGGCTGGATGGCAAACAACATCGCGGGCTTTAGAAACTTCCTCGCTACTGTCGGCGTGCCCGATCAGGACATCAAGGCCGGAAATGACCAGGTTCTTACCAAAGACCTCGCCAACTCGGCGCTCCAAAAGGGCAAGCAGCTATTCGGCTCCCGCTTCACCCAAAGCGAAGTCGGCATCATGCTGAATCAGGCCAACCCGAGCGCGCAGATGCGCTCCGTCGCCATCAAGTTCCTGTTGGATACCGACAGCGCAATGGCGAAGTACGGCATTCAACAGGCCAATGACTTCGGCACCTACATTCAAAAGGGCGGCGATCCCGGCAGGTTCGAGGGGTGGTATGCGCGGCAATTTCCGCCCAACAAGGCCCTTGCGGGACTCGTGGTGGGTGGGCAGCAACCACCTACCGCTGGCGGCTTTAAGTACCTCGGGAAAGAATAGTGGCCGTATACCGCATCCAAGCCCCCGACGGCGTTCACAAGATCGAGGGGCCGGATAACGCTACCCCCGAACAGGTGATGGCGGCATTCCAACAGCTTCATGCAACCCTAAGCCCTAACGACCCGACGAGCGGCCACTACGATCCGACCTCGGACATGGGGACGTTTGATCGCGCTGCCGCTGGGGTGGGTTCTGGCCTCGCGGACCTGTATCTCGGCGGCAAGCAGCTAGTCGGCGCCGCGACCCCCGAAGATGCCGCCGCAAAGCGCGCGACCGATGCGCCGCTCATGGGAACGACTGCGGGCAAGATTGGCAGCTTTGCCGGAACGGCACTTCCCGCGCTCGCCACACTGCCCATTCCCGGCGCAAACACGGTGACGGGCGCTGCCGCTATTGGGGGCGCACTCGGAGCGCTGCAACCCACCGCATCCGGCGAAAGTCGCGGGCTAAATATGGGCCTCGGGGCGGGCGGCGGCGCTCTTGGGCAAGTTGGGGCGAATCTCTTTGGCCGCGCCATTGCGCCTATCAGGACCGCTCTTACTCCCGAGGATCAGCGCCTCGCGCAAGCCGCATTGCAGAACGGCATTCCTCTCGACCTCGCGCAGCGCAGCGGCTCAAAGCCCCTGCAAATCATCAATTCGGTTCTGGATAATCTCCCGATTACGTCTGGCCGCGAAGAAACAAAACGGGCCGCGCAGTCCCAAGCATTCACTCGCGCGGTCATGGGAACGACTGGAACGGCGAGCGATTCAGCGGCCCCCGATGTTCTGGCGGCGACTCGCGCGAGACTCGGTAACAGCTTTAACGACATTTACGGGCGCAACTCCGTGAACGTCGATAATCAGCTTGTCGGGGACTCCGTTTCCGCCCTAGACCGCGCGGACAACGCCGCGCCGATAGTCGCTAAGACTGACAAGATCACGGCCAATAGCTCGATGCCGGGACAGACCTATCAGGACATCCGCACCCAGCTTAGAACCCTCCAAGGCAGTCAAGACCCGCAGGTTAAAGCCGCTGCCGGGCAACTGAAATCCGCGCTCGACGATGCTGCCGCGCGGTCCCTATCCCCGACAGATGCCGAAGCCCTCGCAACGACTCGCGCGCAATACGGCAACCTGAAGCCTATCGAGCAGGCGATGAAAAGCCCGAACGGGACGAGTGGGCAAATCCCCTATGCCGCCTTCCGTCAGGCCGTCTCGAACGATCCGCGCTTCGTGACTGGCGGCGGGGATCTGAATGACCTTGCTCGGATTGGCTCCCGATTTCTGCGCGATCCAATTTCCAACTCGGGCACGGCGCAGCGCGGGTTCTACCAGAACCTACTTACACAGGGCGCTGGATCGTTGGCGCTCGGTGGCACTCTTGGAACTGCCGGATATCTAGGAGGCGATGCGAAGACCGGAGCGGAGGCGGCTGCGCTCGGGATTCTCGGCCCCGTTGCCGTACAGAAGGCGCTCTCTAATGGGCTGCTCGGGAAATACCTTGTCTCGTCGCCCGAGAGGGGGTTACTTGCGGACTATATCGCCCGCTTGGTCGCTCCGGGCTTCGTAGGCGGCGCCGCCGCTGCGCTTCCCCGGCCACAGTAGGAATCGCTTTAGCTTGCCGTCCGGCATCTTCCAGCGGACGAGCCAAACAGCAAGCGCCACGAATGGCGCGATAAAGATGATGTAGAGAAATGGGCGCAGAAGCATCGCCCAGAACACTGTCATGCCACATCTTAACCCCTTAAGGACATGCTCGACAAACTCCCCGATACCCCCTCCTGGGTCTGGATCATGTCCCTTGTCGGGGCTGGCGTTGGCTATCTCGAAGACTTCAAATGGGAGGATGACTGGAAAACATGGCTTCTAAAAGGTCTGGTCAAGTCCTCAAGCTCCGGCCTCGCCGCGTTTCTGATGTACCACGCCTTGGCAGCGTTCAAGGTAGAGAGCGACCTACAGTTCGTGGTGGTGGGGATAGCAGCTCATATGGGGTGCGAGTTTTTGAAGGTAGCTGGCGAAGCGATCCGAAGGAAGGTCGATTGAAAAGGGTTGCTAAGCGTAGCTATCAGCTATTCGCGGTTGCCGTCATTCTTAGCCTGCTCCTCTTTCACGTCTTCCGCATCGCCCTAGCTTGAATCTCCTGCTCCGCCGTATGCCGGATAACGACGGCACGGTGGGAGAGCTTTGGGAGGGCGATGAATGGATATGTTTCACATTGGAAGACGTGGAACGGGTCACGAAGATTCCCGGCGAAACCGCCATTCCCCTTGGAACCTACGAAATCATCGTAACGCCCTCTCCGCGTTTCAAGCGCCCTCTCCCCCTCCTCATAGACGTACCCAACTTCGACGGCATCCGAATCCATCCGGGTAATACAACGCTGGACACGGACGGCTGCATTCTGGTGGGGAGCGAGTTTCAGGGCGAAGTTCTAGGACAGTCCCAAGCGGCGTTTGATCCCCTCTTTGCGCGGATTCAGGACGCAAAGAGTCGCGGTGAAAAAGTAACCATCGAGATCACAAACGGATGACAAATATCTATGTTCTGGTCGCAGCTCTTCTTGCGTTTATTGGGCTTGCAGGATACGCAGCCTACGAACACCAAGCCGTCCAACTCGTCGAAGCCCGCGCCGCAAAGACTGAAAGCGATAACCAGTCCCTCCGGCAAAGCCTCACAGAGTCCCAAGCCGCGCAGGAAGAAGAACGACAGAAGGAAGCGGCTCTAGACGCCCGGCTCGTCGCCAGGGACAAGCGAGAGCAATCCCTGGTTCTCGCCAAAGTCACGATACAGAAGGAACTCGATGCGCTCAAACAAACCCTTCCGCAGCCCGATCAAGAGTGCCTTAATCGTCCCCTGCCTGCTTCTCTGGTTGAGCGGCTGCGCATCGACCCAGCCCTTAACGATCACGAAAACGGAGCGGGAGCAAGTCCCGCTGTCCCTGCTCACCCCCTGCTCGATAAGCCAGTTACAGAGCGAAACCTATGAAGGTGCAATTGCCTTAGCGGAGGCGCGTGGCAAAGACCTGGTGGAGTGCAATCTACATCTGCACGATATTTACCTCTGGAGTCATCCTCAGTAGTTGCGCGGTTCCGAGTCACACCCATTCATGGTGTTTTCCTCTAATCCAACACCATCAGAAGGCCAAGGAATATGTCGCCGGAATCCGATGCGCTTGGTGAACTGATTAAGACCATGAAGGCGCAAATCGAGGTGCAATGGCAGACGGCGATGCAATTGCAGAAGCTGGCCGATCACCTGGAGCGCGTGCTAAAGCTCCTGCCGCAGCCTGACGACCCCCGCAATAAACGCTTCCCGCTCTACTAGTGACAACGATAGTCGTTGACCGCGAGTGCATGGCGGCGGATACGAGGGTTACTGGTGTTGGAGCGATCTACCACGCCCCGAAAATCTTCCGCATCGGCACGTCTCTGTTTGGGACTGCGGGGCACGGCTCCATGTGTCTCGTGATGATCGAGTGGCTAAAGACTTCACGAAACCGCGACAGGCTCTACAAGCAATGGGGCGATTACGAGCGGAGCGAAATTGTCTTGGTAGAGCTCAGGCCCGGAGGAATCTATCTCTGGGACGGCTGGGGCGTGGAGGAAAGAATCAACGATAGGACGTATGCCATCGGCAGCGGTTCTATGGCTGCTCTGGCTGCGTTAAGGCGCGGAGTTACCCCGGAAGAGGCGGTACGAGAGGCAATCCCCCTGGACGAATGCACCGGAGGCGATGTGCAAGTGGAATACCTGCTACCCCCCGAGCTTTCGAGGAAGCGACGAAAACGTGCATAAGCATCTCGTCATTCCCGATACGCAGATCAAGCCCGGCGTACCCACAGAACACATTGACTGGATCAGCCGCTACATCATCGAGAAGCGGCCCGATGTGCTGGTCATCATCGGGGATTGGGCCGATATGGCCTCCCTCTCGTCCTACGATGTGGGGAAAAAGAGCTTCGAGGGCAGGACGTACAAGGCCGACTGTCTGGCCGCTAACGATTGCCTTCAGCGGCTTATGGCCCCCATCGAAGACAGACAAAGGCGGCTAGTAGAAACGAAGCACGGAGCGTGGAATCTGCGCAAGGTCGTGACTCTCGGGAATCACGAAAATCGCATCAATGTGGCGATTGAGAATGACCGGAAGTTAGAGGGACTGATTTCCACGAAAGACTTGTTCTTCGATCAATTCGGATTCGAGGTCTATCCGTTCCTTGAACCCGTGACCGTAGACGGCATTGCTTACTGTCACTACTTCGTAAGCGGGGTTATGGGTAGGCCTGTTACCTCCGCGCGGATGCTCCTGAATAAGCATCACATGAGTTGCTTCGCGGGACATCAACAGGGCAGAGACATCGCGTATGCCAAGCGCGCAGACGGCTCGAAGATCACGGCCATTATCTGCGGCTCCTGCTATCTGCACGACGAGGAGTATTTGAATCACCAGAGTAACGATGTGTGGCGCGGGATTTATGTGCTCCATGAAGTGTCAGAGGGAAGCTTCGACGAGATGCCAGTGTCGCTTAACTTTCTGAGACAAAAATATGGATAAGAGATGTCCCGGCTGCGCAACAGAAAAAAGCGTCGCCGAGTTCCAGAAAAATAGACGCGCCAAAGATGGCCTTCAATATCACTGTAAGGCGTGCCGGAAGGCGATTGATGCGCGGGCGCCGAGATCGGAATATTTGAAGGCTAGGTATCACGCGGACAAAGAGCGCGTTTATCTGGACCCCTACTATCGGCGCGCCTACGGCATTTCGATAGATGAATATAAGGCCATGTACGGCAGACAGGGCGGCGTTTGCGCGATTTGCCAACAGCCGTGTAAGAGCGGCAGGCGGCTGGCCGTAGACCATAGCCACGAAAGCGGCGCGGTTCGAGGGCTGCTTTGTTCACGCTGCAATAGCGGCCTTGCGGACTTTCAGGACAATCCGGCCCTCCTCGCGGCGGCGATTGAATACCTGAAGTCGTGAGCTACGGTTTTGCGCTGTTGGCGTACTTGGTGGCCGTCACGCTGAAAGCCTTCCAGCAGCGTCAGGTAATGGCGGCTGAGTATCTCAAGATGCCCGTCGTCTCCTACGGCATGGCGATGTGCGATGTCTTTATCACCTATAGCGTTATCAAGACCGCCGATAGTGCGCAAGGTCTTCTATTGCTTGCCTTCGCCATCGGAACCGGCGGCGCTTTGGGTTCGATTCTCGGAACATGGCTACACGCAAGAAAAAGCTGACGAAGGCGGATTGGATATGGAAGTTTCCCCACCTTTTCCCGACGGCCCTGAATGCCTGTAAACCGCCTCGAAGTCGCAAGGCTTCAGTTAAGAATGGGACTCGCGCATCTAAGGCTCGCGCTGCGTAGTGTGGTGCATCACGTTTTGCTAAACAAACGAACGAAAGGTAAGCAATGAGCGTTGAATTGATTCTCGGTATTGTTGTCCTAGTGGTAGTCGTTGGTGCAATCCTGTACACCAAGAAAAACCCCGGCGTATTGCAAGCCGACCTGGACAAGCTGGAAGCCTCGATCAAGGCGCACGTTACCTCTGCCGTAGCCTCACAACCTCCTGCGGACCATGTGGCGGTCATTCAAGCGGTGGGCGCCGCAACCGTTCAGGCCATCAAGG